AGAATTCTTGCCTTAAAGGAAATGTTAGATTCTAGATAAAGTCTGCCCAACCCTACTCTAAATCCAAATTCGTCAAACCAATTAAATTTTTGTATCGGGGTTTGGTCTAAAGTTTCGTTACTGGAATATTCGCTTTTCACATATATGCTTTGAAATTTCTTTAATGTTAGTATTTCTCTGTTAAGCGGATTATGGTAGAAAATATAATCAGTCGGCCTAGACCTATAGAAATCGACAAGATTATCTACGCGAGCTAATTCAACGTTATTACCAATAATTTTATTAAATGTATTTTTTACGTTAGTTGATAGATAAATCCAGTCTAATTGATTTTCATCTGCCCTATCGATAAAAGAGTTTATTCTGTAGATGTCTATTTCTCTGTCAAAGTTATCTAGAGTTTCACCAACAACAGCATTTAAGAATTTACCAGCAGTAGACTTAGGCTCGAATAGATTTGGAGTTGCCTGATCGACAGAGTCCTCAGTCATCGACATCCATGAGGGGAATCTTTTAAGTATATTTTTTACTGCTCTGCTTAAAACTGGGCTTGTTGAGTCAGATATAGCTATCTCTATTAATAGTAGAAAATTTAATACATTTATATCCTCTACTTCAGTATCAATAGTTACTACGAATTTAGCATACCTTTTTACATTTTTTGATAGAAGTATGGAACCAAGGGCATCTGAAGCTGCCGTGCTAGATAAGAGCCATGGTCCGATTAGGGGAGTCTGATTCGTGTATCTCTAAAGTAAATGTGATTGACTCTATGCTATTCAAAGAGCTGGAAAAGGCGCCTTTGAAAGTTCTCACATCTATACGCGAAGAAGTATCTATGAACCTATGGAGATATTCCTCTGTCGAATCTGCAGTGAATATAGGCGTAGCACTATTATCTGGATTAAAGATTATTGTTCCATCATGGCTTATATCAACATCGAATATTAGGTGCGGGCTTATTGCATCATCTATAAATAATTCTCCATAATTAGTGACTGCGTATGAACCTTCTATGGTTGGGGTTGCGTCTTCTATTATTTTTGTTCCGGTAAAGGTATAATCACCTAGTGAATTAAGTCCAGTCGTGGACTTCGTATAGGAGAAATTCTTATAATACTTATTCGAGTATAGGTCAATAGAACTTGATGTCCATACCTTTTGTTCTTTAACAAAATCGCCATTGTTAAAGCTCAACAAATAAGTTTTCATTTATTAGCCCCTAAATTGCGTCTAGCCAAATGCTGTACTCACACGTCACTCCATTTTCTGGGTGGACAAACATAAGATGTTGGCATGGTCTGCTCATTGAAGAAAAATATTCTTGGGCATAGGTGTTAAAGCTTTCTGTAGAACCAGATATTCTCAAAGTGGAACTGCCTATGGTCATCTTGGCCTGTTGATGGTAGTGACCCATAAATACATCTTGGAAATCCTCAGGAATGGCTCCATCTTTCCAGCCCATTACCTTCCTATAGTAACTGGCAATAGCATTAGGTGAAGGCATCTGATCGCCGTGTATCAACAAAGAGCGATAATCGCCTATCGCATCAACAGCATACCAATGTCGTTCTCCTCTACCATCTGGAATATTGAAAGATATTCTTGGTTCATTTCTGAACATCATTTGTACAATTTTGTATAGGAGTCTATCCATATTTGTTTCTGGATCATGTAATTTTCTATTTTTTCCGCCAACAGCCCCGTGGTTTCCTATCACGCCAGTGACATGAATGTGCTCAAAATGTTGTAACGCTGTAGTAAAAAATTTTGATAAGATCTCTGGTCCATTAATGCCGACTTGCCTATATAAACCAGAGTCAATCAAATGAGATTGTCCAGGGAATATCTCTTCCCCTTCTACAATGTCACCCAAAAACCACACATGTAAATTTTTTACTGGATGATGCCTTCTTTGTATTCCCGTTATCTCTATTAATTTTTCTGTATATAGTTCAATTCTTTCAGCAAGTACGTCAGAATTATAGTCCGGTGTTATCTTTCCCATCTGCCAATCTGCAAAAACGGCTACTGCAGTTTCCCCAGTGCCTGGCATATTCTTAATTACTGGTTTCTTGATTGGTGGCATTTCGAAACTAGAGAACGCATCAAATGCTGCTTGATAAACCGATAAAACAGCTTCTTCTTTTACATTTTTATGCTTATCGGCTAGCTTGGCTAAGCGCCTATTTTCTGATCTTAAGTATGCTGATCCATCAGCTGCAGTCGCATCATGAGTATCTAAGGCAGTTTGTGCCTGTTCTTCTATGTCATCCCATGTGATCTTATCCAGGGCTTCATCTATAGAACAAGTGTCGTGCAGTACTTCTCCAGGAAAGTCGTCATAACCCTCGGAAACCATTCTTGCATGGGTCATATTTTTAGCTCTTACTATCTGTTTTCTAATAACAGTATAATTCATTTCAGACATGGGAAAACCTCTTCTAATAATTTGATGTTCCCATTATAACAGAGTATAGGCTAAGAGAGCCCGATGCCATGTAACTTTTATCATCAGAAAGTCTATAATCTTTATTCGGGATATTTTTATTATCAACTTTTATGGAGTCAACGATAACCGATATAATAACTTCAGAAGACATTTTCATCTGTCTTTCTATCTCAGAGATAGACACAGAACCGCCTATAGACAAAGAGTTTAAGTATCTGTTGAGAAATATTCTAGCTTGATTTTCAACACCTCTTGCCAAAGTAGTTGATGTACCCTCTCTCAGAATTAATGATGCTGAAACATCTATCAATTTTTTAGTTGCTATTCTTATATTTAGATTTATACCAACTGGTTTGATGGTCTGTACTGACGCATAAACTAATTGGCTCATTGTGGATATTCCTGATTGGGTCTCAGGTACGACTATTAACTCTGCTGAACCTATACCATGGGAAGCATCCCTGACCTTTGCATCTTTAACGCCCTTTACCCCTAGTGCGGCAAATCTTATTGATTCTGCAGTTCCAGAAGCGGAACCTCTAACTGAAGATATTATTCTTCTTCTAAAATTATCATCTGATTCAGAATTTAAACTACTATAAACTTCTTTTGGATTATTACAAAAGACTACGACACCAGGAGGCCCAATAAAGTTATGTTTAACTAGAGTATTTCTTCCTGCAGTTATATTGTTATCGGAGAATTTTGCCTTTACGGCTCCATAAGCTCTAGTATTTCCTGCTGGGATTACTACAGCTCCAGTTACCTCATAGGCATATTGTATCGTAGAGAAAGTTGTTACGTCATTGTAAACTAATGTACCCGATGGGATAATAACATCTGTCACATTTGTTGTATTCAGGAAAAATTCTATATTAGCCGTAGACCTTTCTACCGCCAAATCTGTATATATCGTTCTTCTTTGGACGCTATACAGTGCACCTATCATGTCAAGATTGTTCCCAGAAGCAGTTGACAAATTTGACTGCTCAATACTTATCTTTAATGAATTGTATAAATCATTAATTTCTGAATGGATTGCTTCTGCAAATGCTCTAGCGATTGATCCTGGAGATATAGAGGTAATTCCTACTGTTTTCTGTAAGCTATCTAACGTAGCGATAAGCATTTGTTCTTTTGTTTTTAAGTTTAAAGTTACCATATTATACTCCTAGATCCTGCGTTATGGAAAGAACTGTCGGCTCATTGTAATCGCCTATCATGTATATGTCAAATCTAATAGAATCTGCAGACGTAGGCACTGCCTCAATAGTAATCTGTCTATTCCTGAATACGCCCTCTCTCTCCAGAGCTGCTCTTATCAATCTTTTACCAAACTCGCCAGTTTGAGTGCTTTGGGGCATTCCATAAAGCATCGATAATTGTGTGCCCAACTGTGGATAAATATAAAAGTCACCAGGCTCAGTCATCAGCCTGATATAGGCATGTTGAATATCCTTTTGGGATTGATCCTGGACTAGGGCTATATCTCCATTGCCTGTAACAAGTAGGTCACCATCTAAGGTGAGATAAAAATCTGGCACATTACTCCTTTATACCCTGGGATGTCATAGATTCTTTTAACATTTCAAAAATAGTATTCAGATAAATAGATATACCGCTAAGAGTATTCCCTGAGTTAGGGTTCTTACTTTTTTGATCTTTGATTAAATTAATAAATTCTTCTAAATTTTTGTTTAAATGTAGTTTAATATTTTCTCCGTTTGAATCCCAAAAGGACTGAATGTATTTTATTTCCTCTTTAGTGAAACCGGTATAGACATTATCTTCCGCAAACCTGCCAGTATCAACCACTGAGTTATCGGTAGTAACATTATAAGTAGGATCGTCACTAATAGTAATGGTTTGTTGGGTTTCTTCTTCTTCTAACTTTTGTAAATTATTAATATAATCATCTAAATTTAAATAAGCTGGATTATATGATTTAATATCAGAATTGACCAATGCTGGCTCGGCATATGAGGTGGCAGAATGGTTGAAATCCATCCCATTCCATTTTAGTCCATCTTCTTTAGTGAAGAATTTGATGTTTTCAGCGAACAAAGAAATGCTTCTGGTTGCTCCATTTATGACTATTCCAACACCTGGGGCGGCAAAAATTTCTATATCACCAGAATCTGTTAATCTTATAAAAGAACTACTATCAGGATGATTAAGGCCGACTTCCCTATTAGAGAATGTTTTTCTTCTTACCATCTCATCAATTTCAGAAACGGTTTTACCTACAGAGGATTCATTTAAATTTCTGCCACTATTTTTGTTAGCCATATTTACACCAAGAACTTAGGTATCCCGGTATTAACGGAATAGTTAGGCATTTGTTTTCCTGTGGGGTTTGCTTCATCTATATACGAAAGTATATACGGATACCTCTCATTGCCGTCAGTAAAGCCTACAAGGCATCTAGAGCCAGCAGTAGGGGCTACTGACTGGATCCCCTGTATTGAGGGACATGGTACATCTCTGATAATATTTCCTATTTGATTAGTCATTCTATCATCCAATACTATCACTACTGTATTGTTTGTTTTCTTGAAAGACATGACTGTACCTAGTCTAGTTTTAGACTGTTGCAATCGATTATCAAGTATATGTGAATTTAATTTTTCATCAAATTTTGGATA